AACATTGATGTGAAAATGTCGTAGGAAACGCTCATAATACGCCTCCTTCTTATTTTTCTCTGTCAATCAACTCAATTGACAAACTCTCTTCCAAAGCATTGATAACCTTGATAGAGTCAATCACGCCGTCAGCAATAAGCTCTTTTGCACGATATGCAACGGACTTCTTCTGACCGGCAGACAAATGAGCAATCGTCTCCTTAATCTCGTCGGGAGCCTTTTCAAATAGGTCGTCGAAAGACTTAAAGTTGAGAGCGTATTTGTAATACTGGGAAACGCCCAAGTACTCAAGCACTTCGGGATCGTCGATTAAGAACCAGTTATTTACGAAGAACGCCTTAGACGAATTTCGCGCATTCTTTAACTCCTGCAAATCCATATCCTGTTCGTCGCCAAATGTTTCCCATTCAAAACGCTCGTTGGTGCGTCTGCTCTTATAGATCAAACGACCTTGGAAACCGTTTTTAACGGTAACAATCATATTGGGATCGAGATTTTTCTTGACCTTATACTGTTTCTTTTCAACAGGAGCCTCAACAACATCAGTTGTTACAACTTCCTTTTCTTTAGCAGCAGTTGTGGTCTTGGTTGCAGTTGATTTAGGTGTAGTATTCTTAGATACTTTAGATTTTGTAGTTGCCATTATTATTCTCCTTTAATTCAAATAATGTAGAGGGGCGACAGTGTTGCCGCCCCTCATTGTTTGAGATGATTGATTAGGCAGTCAATTCGTATCTGCCGATACCAGCGTTACCACCGGCAAGAACGATACCCATACCATACTTCTCACCATAGAAGTAATCCTGAGTGAAGTCCTTGTTGTTGGTAGGATTGCCAAGCAGAACAGTAGACTGACCCTCGTAAACGCACTTGATGGGCTTGTCGTCGCCAGCAATGATGGTTAACACATTGTCATCGAACACGAAGTCGGTAGAACCAACTTTGTGACGCTGAGGAGTAGAAACCACAGGAGTGCCGTAGAACTTACCATAGTAACCCATATTGTAAAGGTCGCTCTTAGACTCGTTGCTTTCGATAGCAGGAGCCAAGTTGCGGATAGCCTTCTTGGTGCCGATGATAGTAGCAGGCTTGCCACCAGCAGCAGCTTCTACATGAGCGATAACATCAAGCAATGCATCCTCGTCGTAGTTACCAGCAGCCGGGAAGTAAACAGCGCCACCGAAATCAGCAGCAGTAGCAGCATTCCACAAACCATAGATGTCGTCGAGCAACTTCTTGCGGAAAGACTCAGCAACGAGCTGAATGAACTTGTTGAAGTCAACCTGACCAGAAAGAACACGGTTCAATTCCTCATAAATCTTAACAACTTTGAAAGTTGTAGGAATAGAGGTTGTGCTCTGTCCGCCAAGGCGCTGTCTGCGGATACCCTGAGTACCATCAGCAGCATCAGAAACAACGAACAAGTTGCTGTCTTCTACCACGAATTCATTTTTGTCGCCAAGGGCAACATTACGGAAGTCAACAAGAGCGTTGAAGTATTCGTCGCCCTGAAGACCCTCAACAACAGTACGAGCAAGGATTGTCTCAACAATAGTGAACAAGCCGTTGCACTTACCGTCACGGATAGCCTTGTAATCAAGTACAGTGCTACCACCGTTAGCTTCGATCAATGCCTGACGAAGAGTGTCCATAGACTCACTAACGGAATATTTAGTAGTTACGCCGTGATATGCATCAACAGCGAGTCTTACAATATCATTATAATCAGCCATTTTCGTATCCTCCTTTTAGATTAAGCAATTTTGATGACATAGTATGTATAACGACCAGCGATCTCGATAGCCATTACGGTACCATAGCCAGTGCCAGCGGCGTCCAGCTTGCCATCAGCGCCGAGACCAACCTCTGCGCCAACCTCAGTAGGAGCAGTAGCGCCCACGAAGCCTTCTTTAGTGATGGAGTAGATGTTACGGCTGCGAGGGATGTAACCACGGCAGATTGCGCCAGCCTCGTTAACAAATTCATCCAAATTCTTCTTGCGCTCGTCGTACATAACTTCCTCAGAAGCAACGATAGCGCAGTCCTCAACTTTTGAAGCAGCAGTAGCTAAGACTGCCTTCATAACTTCACGCTGACCTTCCTCATAACCCTTGAGCTCGACAATAGCGCCGTTCTCAACAGCAATCTGCTTGTCATCAGCGTCATAAACTCTTAGAGAAACCAAATCCGCAGCAACATCAGTGCCAGAAAGCAGATCAGTTCTAATTACTGTATAAGCCATATAATTTATCCTCCTTAATTGTTAGCAGGTGGGTACTGCACAAACAGACCACCATAGGGTTCGTCTTCGTATTTCTTTTCTACCGCAATGCGAGTAGACTTAGGTTTGTTAACCGAGAAGTTAACTGTGGTATTTCTACCTTTAATCTCAAAGCACTTGCTCTCGATATCCTCAAGTGCCATTTCAGAACAGTTTGTACGGAGAGACTCAAACGCCTCAATACCGTCAAGCTCAGCAAAGCGAGCAAATAGCTCGTCCTCAGCATCTTTGCGCTCCTCGTCCAACTTAGTCTTCTGATACTGTCTCAAAGTAGTCAGTTCAGCCTGTAAGTTGTCGATTGTCTGAGAAGCTTGGCTATACTTTTCCTCAGATTCGGTTTGGATGCGGCTCAACTCAGCATCTTTTGATGCTAAGATGACTTTGCCATACATTTCAAACGCGTATTTATAGTTAAAGTCAGCACTACCTTCATCAAAATCTACGATGGAGAACTTCTTGCGTTTCTTGCTATCAAAATCAATAACGACATTATCGCCGTTCATTGAATATGAGAAGCCATACAGCTTCCAATCTTCGCAATCGTAGCAATAAACCTCAGACGCTTCGTGGTCATAGTCTACATACATATACTTGCACATCTCGCCCCAATAAGGATCGGTGTACTTGACCGCTGATAAAGCCTCAAAAAGCTGAGATAAGAACTGTTCGCCAGTAAGAGAGAACTCTTCGCTGCCTTCACCGTCGCCATCAGTACCGCCATCGGCACCATCAGCGCCTTCGCCATCTGCACCACCTTCGGCACCGTCAGTGCCTTCATCAGACTGTGCTGCTGGTTCCGCTGCGGGGTCAGCATTAGGATCAGAACCTTCTCCGCCTTCGCCGTCGCCACCTTCGTGAGCTGGATCGGCAGGCTCGTTATCGTCGTCATCATCGACAGGCTTTGCTTTCTTCTTCATCGCTTCAAACTTAGCTCTCAATTCATCGACTGTGAAATCGTCAATGTTGAAATCAAGCGCTTCTACGGTTAACCCGTATTCAGATAAAAGCTCCATTCTATCCAATGAGATATTTCCTCCTTTCGAGAGATTTTGTGTGATACTTTGTGGATTTATGTCATCCTCTTTCGAGGTTGTGACCGTTGAAAAATGCTCTTTGAAGTCAGCCATCATCTTGGTGTACTCGTCGTGGAATGATTTGAGCGTAAACATCTCAACACAGGCGGACTCATAACAAGGCTCTGCACTTTCTAACAGGCAGAACGCTGTAAATTCAAAAGAGTCTATGTGATAATAGCCGTCAATCGTTTGTCCACTCTTGACCTTTATCTCCATAGACTCGTCTGTAATTCCGTTTTCTTTGATTTTTGCATACGCTTCCTGTCGCTTCCAGATAATGATTTCGACACACAAATACTCGTGAACCTCACCATTATCCTCTTCAACAGTTTCCCACCAATAATTAGCGGACTCCGGCACTACGCCGACTGGTTGTGTGATGTTAATCAGCTTCATTCCTTTACTGGTCTTAACAATTTCAACATCGTGAGCGCCGATAGAATCTGTTTCACGATTGTAATTACATACAATCGGAACATTGTAGATTGTATTGATGCACTTCTCAAAAGTACTTTTGCTGATGAATGACTTGTTCCTGTTTTTGCCCGTATATGCAACTCGCAAAATACCCTTATCGAAGGACGAGTTAATCTCTGTCAATTTCTCAACAGCAGACTCATATACGATATTAAATTTCCTTTCGCTCATTATTCATCACCGCCTTTTGAGTATGTTTATACTCAGAAAGTTAGGACATCTGATACGACACAAGGAACATCAACCACATCAAATGTTTGATCGGGCTTGTTCACGAAAACCCAAACGGTTTTCTTGTCATTCTCTTTCAACAGCTCAAAGCCGAGATTGAGAAGTTTATCCCTACTTTCGGTATCCATAACATATAAAAACATTATTTTTCTCCTTTTACTCACTCTTCTTCACGGGTAATTTCACCAGAATCGGTTAGCTCGTCTATATCTTTTTCATCACGACCGGGGTCATTGCCTGTAGTCGTCTTAGACTGAGTAGAAGAGCTCTGTAATGGGATAAATCTACCCTTGATACCAAGAACATCGTCTTCTAAGAAATTCATACAATCCATTTCGTCTTGTCCTAAGCCTTGGGAAGCACAATAGTATGAAACCATTGGGATACCAAGCTGACAAGCCTTTAGGTATGCGTCGCCACATTCCTTTCGGTTGAACGGACTGCAATCCAAGAATGTAATCTTGAAGTTCTTTCCATAAGACTGCGCACGAATAAATCTATTCAATACACCTTCAATGCTCTTTACAATGCCAAATGTCATTGCTTGGTCAGCCTTAATTGAAAGCTGGAGAGCATTAGCAGATGCCTTAGCGTTGTTAAACAATAGGCTTGAAACACCGGCAGCAGAAAACAGATTCTGTTCTGCTTCAGACACAGTGTTGGTGTCGCCTGTATTTGCCTTTTCAAAACTGATCTTATCAATCTGCATAGGCGATAAAACAGAACCAATCTCTTCCGGCAAAATACCGTCCAGATTTCTCCAGAATTCTTTAGCCTTATCAAGATCCATTTCCCATTCGCCGTCGCTATTGATACCAAGCTTCATTACCAACATTGCGTAGTTTTCGAGCTCTGTTTTGGTGAGTTTGAGTTGTTTGTAGTCTTCGATATCGTAAATTTCACGCAAAATTCCTGCAAACGGAGGAATTGCGTAATTCAAGATATCATTGTTGCATTTCACTGCAAAAGAAGTGGGAGAGTCTAACTCCTGCCACTTCATACCTTGTCTATCTTTCTGATAGAGGTTGTATTTTGTAGTAAACTCAGGTGGATAATTCGCAAGGTACTGTGAGTTACTGTCAAAATACGAGAAGTCAAAAGAAACATTCAGTACATTATCTTCTACGACTGCAACTGTACAGTAATCGGATGGCAATTGTTGAATAATGATACTATCCGTATTGACCCACATTGTTCCATAAAATACATCTTCTCTTAAACAGACAGTAAGTACTTTTGCAAATTGGTTTTTGATATCCATAGAAGATAACAGATTTAGTACTTTGTGATAATTTCTCCGAATAGACTGCGGTTTCGCAGTTGAAGTGTCAATCTTATGAGGGGATACCACATAAGCCAAATCGGACAAACTTGAAAAATACTGAATCAAACGCCTAAAATGCGAACTTGCACCGTAAATGTAGATTACAGCGTTTCGTATATTCTTTTCGTTTGTATATGGGTTCTTTAAGAACTCGGAGATCTTATCTTTGCTATACAAATAAAAAGTAGGCGATGTGTTAGTTCCGTTCATATCACGGAGAACTAACTTGTTTAGTCCCGCAAAGCGTGTAGGAAGATGGAATGCATCATCAAATTTCGCTTCTTTGGAGTAAGCCGTTTTACGGTTCTCTTGAGAGCCGTCGGTTACAATGATTTCCTTTTGTTTTTCGCTCATTAGAGGCATTTCACCGCCTTTCAATGTTACTTAATTTTAGGAGCTCTAAACATAAACACATCTTTCACGCTATCAGCGCTACTTGATCTCTTACGAATATTCTTTTCAAGCTGACAAGCAACCCAATAGTTGTAGCTCAAACTTGAATAACGGTCTTTTCTCATACCGCTTTTCTCGGTAATTTTGATTAAACCATTTGAATCCTCGTATTGAAGATTGATAAGTTCGTTGATTAAAAGTGTTGTGTTTACATACGGGAGGGTAAGCTCCGTTTGGTCAGAGAGGTGTAGGTTGTTATAACCCTTAATAGACGCTAACGCCTTTTCTCCGTCATACTCTGTAGCGAGCAGACGAATCTTACCACTCTTAAATCCCTCTCTAAGCATAACGGCACAGTCTGAGTTAAATCTCGCTGCACCATTGATTGCCCATATTACCTTTTCCGCGTTACGGCTTGTACACCTTGCAGCCATATCGGGGTTGTTACAACAGGAGAGAGCTGGATATATTTCACCAGACTCAACATCTGAAATGTCGCTTGCCAACGCATCATAAACACCAAGACCAACGCCTTTACAGTCGATAACAATATAGTCGCATTCATATTCTTCATATAGCCTGCGGATTTGCAGAGCCTGCTCCTCGGTTCGTAAACCTTCAGATGTCTCTGTGTAAATAATGTTATTGATATATCTGCTTGCTTTGGTCGGCAATAATTGGTTAATAAAGATTGCAGATGCGTCGTTTTTGTGCTTATTACTCGACATTAACGCAATATCCACAGACAAAATTCGTTTTTCGCCTGCTGTTTTAGGTTGAATGCGCAATTTTGTGTTGTTGGCAAGTTTTGCACACATTCGTCCGGGCAACATCGGATATTGTATCTTTCTGTTTTTAGCAACAGCCTCGTAATTAAAGAAAGAGCCCTCAGAGTCACCATAGAACTCTGCGAGCATTTCCATCATCCAACGAATTTCATTGAAGTCCTCGTCAAGCATTTGGTCGGCGATATCTTCTCTGTTGGATAATTTCTCTTTAATTGATAACTGATAAGGGAATGAACAAATAAACCAATCACGGTCTGGGTGTTGCATATTCTTAACGAAGGACTTAACCTTCATATAAGACCAGTGATCTTGGAAGTACGCACTCGACAAATACACTTGTCGGTTACGCTCTTGATCTTTTAGGTGAGCATATTCTGGCTTGCTAAGATATCCCGGCTGTCTGCTTGCAGTAAGGAACTTAGTCAATACGGTGTCGATTGTATCTTTGTCAATCATACGGAACTCGTCAAGCACCAGAACATTTGCTCTGTTACCACGAGCAGAGTCGGACGCAGTAACAACTTTGATATATGATCCGTTTTTGAATAGTGCAATTGCTTCTGACGCGGCTATCTTAATGTCGCCACCCCTTAGCTCGCACTTTAACTCGTTTGATTTTGGAATAATCTCGGTTCGTATCTTTTCCAAGACATTGGTTGCCTGACCTCTGGTACCAGAAGCGATGCATATCTTGGTTCCGGGATACAGAACACATCTAACGCAACAGTAAATTGCAATTAAGAATGATTTACCAAGACCACGAGAGGCTATCATACAAAAAGCTGGATTCATATTCATCGCATAAATTACGATTTTCTGAAACCAGCGTAAGTCAATATGTAAGAAATCCTTAACGAATCTGTGTGGGTTGGCTCGATAATAAGCGGCGGCACGACCAATTGCTTGTTTGTGCGTGTATTTCGCCATTATACCACCGTTTCACCTTCCTCAACATCATCGTCGGAGTCATCGTATTTTGGACGCTCAACAGTATATTGTCCAATCTCGTCTTCAAACATCTGACTGTATTCGTTCTTGATACCCGCTGTTTTACACAACGAACCCAAGAACCAAGTTAAGATGTTGTGACGCATACCGTCAACATCCTTAAAGTCTTCGTCTGGTTCTGGAATTGGATCGCCGTCTTCAAATCGAGCAATCTCGACTCCAAACGGCACATAGTTTTCCTCCGTCTCTTTCTTCTGAGACGGTTTCATATTCATACTGCCAAACAATGTGTTAAGAGCATTAACACTCTTTTCAATAGGCTTACCGGCTGCTCTGTCTTGGTTGATACTAATCTCCAAGTTACAGATCTGTCTCAAGATACCTTCTTCG